CCTCTGCGGCGAGGCTTGCGATCTGATCTTGCAGCACACGGATTTCGTTATCTCGCTCCTCGCAGTCGCAATCCTCATGTTCTCCGGCTGAGCAATGGATACACACGATCACATCTCCTTCTTAGTATTACTGTTATGTTTTACCACGATTTCCAATACTTTTCTCAATTCAGCGATTTCGTGGCGAAGTTGAGACATTTCCTCTCTGATAAGCCTAAGTTCATGTACTGTATTAGCAGGAGCTTTGCGGATTTCTTCTGCTACTCTATGTTTTTCCCAGTCTCGTTCAAATTCCTGTTCTTGTGCTTCGGGTGTACTAAACCACGGTACTTCTACTGCACATGTAGTATATATTGTTGTTAGTAAGATAGAGCCCAATATAATAAATATTAACAGTCTTTGTTTCATAATTAATTTTTCCTCCATATTTTAGCTGTTGCTTCTTGCGAACTATTAAGTTTACGTTTATCTTTTCGCCATTCGGTTAGCGCTTCTTCCATAACGCTTTTTATATCTCCTTCTTGGTATTGCTGTTATCTTTTATCATCATTTCCAATACTTTTCGCAATTCATAGATTTCATGGCGAAGTTTTCTAATTTCTGTGCGTAATTCATGAATTTCTTTTACTTGATTCACAGGAGCCTCTTGTTTTTCTTTTTCTAAACGATCTTGTAATCGTTCGCGTCGTTTGTCCTCTTCTATCAGTTGTGGTGGAAGACCCAGGGGAACGGATCGCCCTATCATTGTAACGGAGACGGCTTGAGAAACCGTGTATGTAGTACATAGTATTGCCAATACAATAAATATAACATATCCTTGTTTCATAATTAATTTTTCCCCCACATTTTATCAATCCAATATTTAGCTGTTTCTTCTTGCAAACTATTAAGTTTGTGTATATCTTTTCGCCATTCGGCTAAAGCTTCTTCCATAACACTTTTTATATCTGCAATTTCTGGATAACCATTCATTTGTGGCACTTTAAGTCTCATAAACATATTGCGTAAGTTGGTATAAGCAGATGTCTCAGAATCTTTTTTACTCATTCTGTACTCCCTGGTGCTTTATAACTACCAACACTAAAATTTGGCTTGGTATATTCTTCTACAACAACATCCATGCCCTTAACCTCAAGATCGTGCTTTAACTGTTCACACTTTGTCATAGTTTGATTTATTGGAGTAACTTGATTTGTTCTATATTCTTGTAATGGAAATATATTAGTGTTTTCAAAAGTAGTTTTTCCAAAATGACATAACTTATTGCATTGCCACGTTCTATTTAGTCTGGGTTTAGTAGTATCTTTGATTTTTTCAAATTTTTCTCGTAACATAGTTTCGGTTGTTATAAGATCTTTTTTATCGAACAATATGCTAAAAGGACCACCATCATTGATAAAATTAATAGTTATCATAATATGATCTATATCAGGATACAAATGATGTGCAGCATAGTGATAGATCATTAGTTGAGGATCTTTTTGTAATTTTTCTGGTGTCTTTTCTTCTCCTGTTGACCAATTTAATCGTCGTCCCGATTTCCAATCTATAATTTCCAAAAAATTATCATCTACTTTTGTAATAAGATCTATTGTGCCCTTGAGTGCTAGATTGCCTTTTATTTTACCATTAGGAGTATCGTAAGAATATTTAGCCCAAGGTTTATTTATTTCAAAATCAAATTGTTGTTCAGGACAAACGATGTTTCTGTTTCTGGGGTCAAACATTCCACCGTTGAATTCGATAGCCTTGTGTACCCAATTGTAACAGTCTATGCGGTCTTTGTCAAGCCATTTGTGGTGAGGGTTGGATGCTGAATAGTGGTCATATACTATGTTGATTATTTTATCAAGATTATATTTTTTAGTACTAATTTTTCCAACAATATCGTCGTTGATAATGGTTTGATCGTTTTGTTGAGCAAATTTAATAATTGCCAATATTTCTAATACTTTATGAACAATAGTACCTTTATCAGCTTTTAATCCACTTGGACCTCTCCAGCCAAGCACATATTCTCCAAAATACTGCATCTCACAATGACAATGAGTATTAAAACTAGAAGATCTAAAGTATGTAATTATCATTCACTCTTTTCTCCTAATAATTCTACTGCTATAGGATATAGCAAATCGCACTGTTCTTTGATACTAATATTTTGATTATCTAATACATAATTAAAATTACTCCAGTCATATTTATCTGGATCTAGAGCAACCTCTGGTTCTGCTGTAGAATTTTCTAAATTTCTTGTTAGTCTAATAACGACCCCATTATTGTTTTTTATTTCTTCTATTTCATCAGGAAATCTGGTGTCATTATTGAGGGCTATTTTGGGTTGATCAATAGATATTTTATTAATTGTACTATTGTGCCAACACTTTGGATATATGTGTCTAAAAATTCCTGTTCCGATATATTCCATCACATCTCTACCTGTCATAAAACCCCTTTTATATGACATGGTGGGCATATCGTCCCACTTTAAATGAGTAAAAGTATTTTTTATATCTTCATCATAACACTGTTCATATGATAAGCCTAAAATATTCATACAGACATCTCTTTTTAAGCTATCTGCAAAGCTATATATCTTAATAGTAGAAGATAAATATTGTATTACTTCATTTACTTCGTAATCAATTTCTCCTACTCCCATATAATATTTTTGGATATCAATAGACTCTATAATAGAGTCGTCTTGTTTTTTAACACATATAAATCCTCTACTGTTTAGCCAGATATCTTTAAAAGTATTGGTATTTACCATATACAAACTATATATAAAATTGCAAGCTGTATTTTTTCCAGATTGTTTTTTTCCAGAGAATGCTATTATTTTTGTCATAGTGTTATCCTATCTATAATTTGATCTTTTATTTCTTCTCCAGTTAATTCCGCTACATCATTTTTACTTATTCTGATATTTTCAATATTATAGGTTCTAGCACACTTTAGTTCAATCTGTTTTCTTGCTAATTCTCCAGCTTCATCATTATCCATAAGAACTATTAGTTTTAGAGCCCCGCATGTATCCAACAACATCTTTTGCTTATCTGTTAAATGAGCCCCAAATGTGGCTAAACTATTATGTATTCCGTACTCTTCTAATTTCCATACATTACCGGGACTTTCTACTAGTATAACCTCTCCGCTTTTCAGAATATGTTCTTTTGCAAACCATATGTTGTATAAATGATTTTCTGCAACAAATCCAGAATTATGTCTCCATTTTGGTCCAGAATCATTGATGCTTCTTCCTGTACAACCAATCATATACTTATAAGAACTATCGTATATTGGTGCAACAGCCCTGTTGTACATTTCTTTATTTGGATTATAGCAGTCGAATGTGTCGTATCTGGTTAATATTTTTTCACTAAATCCTCTATTTAAGAAATATTCACTTGGACTTTGCAATGAAGACAATATCTTATCTCTTAGTATTCCATTATTTTTTGTTTTATTATCATTTAATATAGAACAATTACGAACAAATGATGAATTAAGATTTTTTTGTATTTTAATCTTAGAGATATCGTCTATCCCAAGAAAATTTTGAATAAATTTAATAGTATCATCAAAACTAACTGTAGAGTCTCCCCTTTTGTTCCAGTCAAATTTTTGTTTTGACAATACACCACGCACAAATCCTATAATAGAACCCATAAATATTTTCTCACACTGATGAGTTCTGCATTTCCAGTTGCCTTTGTAGTCTTCGCCAACATAATAAATATTTAAAGCGGAAGCATTATCCCCATCATGAATGGGACACGCACAACTTATATATTTATCTCTGATCTGATAGTCAGATATGTTTAAGACAGTAAATAAGTCTTCTATTCTGTCAGATAGTTTATCACATATAATTTTCAATTGATCCTGATTAATCGAATGGAATGTTTTCGTCTTCTTCAACGTCAAACCCTTCGTCGTTGTTTCCATTATTCTTTTTTAACTCCAATCTAGTTTTACCCTCGATAACTTTTGCACACCAGCCCTTCATGTAGCAATTAATGTAATCATTATCATCAAGACCTCCTCCATGTCTAGCAATTAATGGTAATAATTTTCTATTGCCGTTGGTGGGTCCGTCCTCTGCTATTTCTTCATCTGTTTTTCTTTTAAACACAGTGAAGTTGCTGCACAACCATATAATTCTATCCGATTGACTAACAGTGTCCGTACTATCCTTGGTTATACCGTCTCTATTTAATTGAACAAATGCTATAATAGGAACATTGTATTTTCTGGCAAAATTATGCAAAGATGTCATCATAAAACCAAGCATTTGATATTCTTTTAGGTCTTGAGAAATACCGCTAGAATCCATTAGCTTTAAATAGTCGTAAATTATAACACATGGCTTGGTTGATCCGTCTGGATTAAAACCAACCTTTTTAATAATCCATCTTCTCATAATAGATAGCTGTTCTTCAAACGGTTTACCGGGAATTGGTTTGTAGTACAGCGGCATATTCTTTAATTCTTCTCTAGCCTTATCTATTTTCATTTCTTGGTTTGGAGATTCTACGAACTTGCCAGTTTCTATAGTATTAATATCTACTTCTGTCATCATAGCAATAACTCTATTAATATGGTCCGTTTTTGTCATTTCAGTATCCATATTTAATACCGGAATACCTAGTTTAGCTATATGATAACCTATATTATCTGCTAAAATGGTTTTTCCTGTTTTTGGTCGTGCCCCGATAACATTAATTGTTCCTGGCCTCAAACCTCCACCAATAGCAAAGTCATATGCTGGAAATCCTGTGCTAATACCAACTTGTTCAATAGGATGTTCTTTTAGATTGTTAATATATTCGTCTAAACCATCTCCAATTGTTGTTGGATTGTTATCGCCATCCTCCAGGGATGATGCGAATGTTAAAATTGGTTCTTCGGCAACACCCATTATATGGGCGATACTTTCTGAGCCATCTATTTCAAGAATATTAGACTTTATTTGCTCTACTTTGTCGTGTAGTTTTCTAGCTATTTCTAGTTTCTTTATTTTGGTAGCAAATTTTCTAAGATTATCTAATTGTACAGGAAAATCTAGAATGGCTCTCAGGTGTTGAACCTCTTCCTTTTTTTCTAGTATATGGTCTAGATTGAGTTCTTTGGCCGCGGAATAAATAGAGGCAACATCTACTGGTCCTATTTTTTCTTCATTAAAAATTTTTTGTAAACATTTCCACAATATAACATTACTACTGATAGTAAAGCTATGTTCGGATAATAAATCTGCAACCTCTAAGTATGGAGTTTCTCCGTGCTTACAGATAATAGAAATTACTGCTCGTTCAGCAGATGGGTCGCACAAGATATTCATGTATTAATTTGCCGCTCCTGTAGAACAACTGTTGCATCTATATCTTTTGGTGTCGTAAACTAACGATGGATTAACTCTTTCTTCTTCTCCGCATTGTCTACATTTAACATCTATAAAAGAAAATTCTCTACTTCTTTCTGTTGGCACTTTGTCTTTATTAAGTATTTTGTCTATTTTAGTATCTTGCTTATGACTATCTTTTATAGACATAGTATCAAATAAATTTTTAGATTTTTTTGTATTACGGCGAGCTTTTTTATTTTTTGTTTTAATTTTATTTGGTTCTGGTTCTTGTTCTTGTTCGTTGCTATCTAATAAAGAGGATAGTAGACCAATTAGTTGTTTTATTTGATCAGGATTATTTTTTAGTGCTTCAAGATCCATTTTTCACCTTATTAATTTGTACATTTTGAATAGCTTCTGATAAATTTTTGATACAATTAGCCAAATACGACAATCTATCTACTCTTTGTTTAGCGTATCTGCGAATATTGTTTAAACTAGACGCTTTATCATTATGTTTTATAGCCTGAATAGATTTTTCATTATACCCATAGCCCTTATAGGTATTAAGTTCATCTGCTATAACTTCTTTAATATAATCGTCGGCCCAGTTATATCTACTTATTTCTCTATTTAATGATCGTTGAATATGAAATGAAAATTGCACCAGTCTAACCATAATTTCTGCACAATCATCTTTAGTTAGTTTTTCTATTTCATTGCGTTGCATACTGATATAGTTTTGTAATTCATCTTCTGGTAAATTATTAGGAATATATTTAGGTAATCCTAAAGACTTTTCGTATTCGTCTAATAAAGAGTCCCACTTTTCCATATCTTCTTTAGCAGACTTCATGTATTAATTTTCTCCAATCTTCTTGTTTATTGTATGGTAATTCGATAAACGATATATTGTTCATCTCGCACCACTGTTGTTTTTCTTTATCTTTTAATTTAGCTTTTGCAAATCCTGCGAGATTATGATGAAAATGAGCTACAAACTTATAATGTTGTTCTCCATGTACCTCTATGCACTGTCTCATTAGAGGAATATAGAAGTCCAAATATACAATATCGTTTTTTCTGAGATATACAGGAACCTCTTCTAATATCATTAAGGTTGGATATATTTCTTTTAATATATTTCTGGCCTCAAGATGAAGAGAGGATTTTGCAGCAGAGATTGCAGAACATCCGTTTACATTCCATGATACTAAATTATTGTCCAGATCTCTTACTTTATGCATGAGTCTTTAATCCAAACATATTCTTAATTTCATTGTCTAATTTAGCAAAAGCGTCTGGATTTTCTAATAAGAACGATCTTATTTTTTCGGTGCCCTGGAACTTGGTTTTTTCGTCACTCAAAAACGACAAGGTATACCACGAGCCACCCTTTTCAATTAGTCCAGAATTAACCGCGATATCTATAATTTCCTTATATTTATCTATACCTTGACCATATCTAATATAGCTCGTACACTCTCCGTTTGGTGCCCCGAGTGCTGTTACTGGTGCCGTCCAGACCACTTCCTGGCCTATTATAGCCCCATCCTGAGTCAAAGTCCATGGTTTATGAAATTTTGCTTTCAGCTTAACATCAACTTGATAGCCGATTGACTGTCCACTCTTTTCTTTCCACTCAGAATAGCCGGTGCCAGGATTAGCCATCAGGTGGGTAATACCTATTAAAATAACCTTGTTGACAGCAACGGGTTGTGCGACCTTGCGACAAAATTTAGCAATTAATTTTGCTCCATCTGCCCTTTGTAACTTATCCATATCGTTTGTCATCTCTGTTTCAGTACATAGAGATGAATATGAGTCAATTATAATAACACATCCGGGCTCAGTGTTAATTAGTCTGTCAGCTATTTGTAAAAATTTTTCTCCAGTCAGAATATTGCCTTGTTCTGATCCTATTATGGTTAGTTTATCTTTGTTTAATCCCGGTATGCCTTCCAAATCTCTTGCTTTAATTCTTCCTTCAATATTTAAGTAATATACATTTCTACCACCATATTCTGGTTTTTGGGCATTAGCTGCAAATGTTAGTGTCGTGACTGTTTTTCCGCATTTTGGTTGACCAGTTAATGTAACTGTGCTTCCTTCTGGAATACCCCCATGTAAAATAGCATCAATAGCAGGACTAATAGGAATAACTATACTTTTTCGCTCTATAATATTATTAGCGCTAACGATAATACCATCACCAAAATCTTTTTTTATACTATCTAGTATTTTATTGGTCATTTTCAAGATCCTTAAGTAAATTTATAATGTTTGTTTTGCCGGTTTTGCCGCCCATTCTTGGAACAACAATATTGATATTAGCATCAACTCTTTTAATATCCATAGTTGGCTTGGATTTTTCCTGCTGCAATTTGGCCTGTTCTCGTTCTATTATAGGAGCTAGGTGGGGTGCCCTCAAGGAATAAATTTTTTGTGCTTCCTGCGAAGTAAGAGCCTTGATAATTGCTAATTCATCATATTGTTTAAGTAACTTATTTGCTGAACCTATTTGATTTCTAAAAAAACCACTCCATTCTTTATTGGTCCAAAATCTATAATGCAAATCTTTTTTATTGAGCTTTGCCTTTTTTTCACATATTAATTCAGTTATATATTGTGCGGCAGAGACATCTTTACCATTTGAGTATTTTGAAGGATATTTTTTCATGAGTTTGGTCTAAAAATACATTCATCCTTTTTTGGAGGTGTACTCATATTTCTTGTCTTTTCACCAATTTCTGAGCCTGTTTTTGTCATAACCATAACTCCTCGTTGTTTTCCAGATTGAGAAGTATTGATCAATCCATTGGGTGATGTCGGTTTAGTCACTGGTTCTGTTTTGGGATTTTTATCTAAAACTCCTTTTACCGTCTTTTCTGTAATATTTAGTTCGGACGATATTTCTGATAGTGTCTTATTTTGATCCCTAAGATATAAAATCGCATATGTTTGTTCTGTTGATAGTTTCATTGTAGACCCCTTTCTGCTAGTATTAAATGTGCATTATTTTTTGTTTTTAGAAAAGATAAATAAAGATTAAAAATATTTTCATTTACTTCTTTCATTCTCCATTCTTCTTTTCCTGTTTTTCTGGAATAAGCATTGGCTCTACCTTCACTATATAGCCCAATTGGGTTATATATTCTGCCATATGCACCGACCTTGATCTGATATCTAGTTTTGTTCTTGACTAAATTATTTTCTGAGTCATAATAGCATATTTTTTTTGCCAAAACCTTTCCATTATCTTCTTCGACTCTCGGCATATTAGATTCGTCCAAATAGTCTTGCATACCCTTGAGTGTATAATACTCTGTTTGTTTTGATAGATCTTCTTGTTCCTTAATCGTAAATATATCAGACATCGTATTTCTCCTTTATTAGATTTTGTAAATAGCTGGTCATATTGGAAACTATATCTTCTGTCATACCTTGTGCGTTTTGATCTTTTAATACAGGAATCTCATAATGTGTTTTTATTTTTTCTAATATGTTTTCCGACACTGTTAATGATGAACCATTTTCTACTATATCTATATCTAGTTTTAGTCTTATAAATAAAGACAGTGGTTCTGTATCTGCGACACTATTTTCTTTTTGTATTTTTTGTTCTATTTTATTCATTTTCTCCAGTATCTCGTAGAACTTTTTAATTTCTTCTGGAGAAGGAATATCTAGATCATTTATTTCCACTATTTTCCTCCTAATTTTTTCCAATTTGGCTTAGATGTCTTTTTGACTCTATTCCATCCTTTTGGTAAGGGATCATTCGGTTTATTTAGCTTATATTCATTGTGTTTTCTATATAAATGTTCTTTTTGGTCGTCGCTCATTTTATCTCTATTTCTATTTGCTAAATCTCCAATAGTTTTTAGTTCGCTATCGGATTTTTTAACCGATCCAGAAATATTACTCAGGTCGGTGGGGTAATCTCTGTCAAGACAAATACTATTGCATTTATCGCACGAAAATCTGCCACTATCATACTGTTTATATGATAATACTAGACTAAAACGATTTTCACAATCTCTACAGACAAAGGAATATTCTGGCATATATTCTCCTAAATATAAATCTCCCATTCTTTGGGTATGTTTTCTTTTATAGTATGAAGATATTCGTATACTCTCAAGTATTTTATATTCTTATTTGGAACCGTTGGATAGTTAGCAATCTTCATACCACATTGTTCTAATGTTTTATTTCCCTTTTTTCTATTACAGTCAATGCAAGATGTAACTATATTGGTCCATGTTGTTGGAGAAGTTATTTTTTTCCATTTAGATTTTGGTATTAGGTGATCATATGTTAGTTGTGAAAAATCAAAAATCCTATTGCAATATTGACAAGTATAATTATCTCTTATAAAGATATTTTTTCTTGAGAATTTAATTTCTTGATTTTTTATATTTAAAAATCTTTTTGTTTTTACAACAGCAGGGATCGGGTATTTTTTATTATTAACCCCCTGAATATAATCATCTTTATAGAAGTCTATTATTTCAATACCTGAATTAGTATTATTTTCATATTTCGTATTCCATGTTAAAGCCTTTTGCCAAGATATAACAGATAATATAGAATAGTCGGCATTTAATACTAAGCATTTTATATTATGGTTTTTCATAACTTTCTAAACGACTTAAAATATCCACAATAATTGGATTTCTAACAATGTCGCATCCTTCTAGTTTAGATATTCCTATACTATTTAACTTATCCAATCTTTCTATCATAGATAGAAAACCACCCTGAATATGTTTTGACAAATCAGACTGATCTATATCACCCGTCAATACCATTTTACTACCCATGCCTATTCTTGTCAATAGCATTTTTAGTTGTTCGTATGTTGCGTTTTGGCATTCATCAGCAACTATAAAACAATTATGAAAATTTCTTCCTCTCATTAACCCAAGGGGCACGACTTCTATTTTATTATTTGTTTTTAAACTAGAATATTCAGCAGGAGAAACAAAGGTTAGTATTTCATCAATAATTGGCAATAAATAAGGATGTAATTTTTCCTCTGCGGAACCAGGAAGATAGCCAATTTTTTCTCCAGCCTCTATCACAGGTCTAGTTATAATTATTTTATTAACTTTTTTATCGTATAGATATTCAATTGCCATTCCGACAGCAATATGCGTTTTTCCTGTTCCCGGTAATCCCTGACAAAATGTAATAGTATTTTCTGCTATATTTCTAATATATTCAAATTGATTTTCGCTTCTAGGCTTTAACTTTTTTCTAATATGAGATGTATTCGGTGAATCAATACTGTTTGTTAGATCAATTGGTTTAGAGTTTTTCTTTGATACTCTTTTATTATTTTTTTTCAAGTATTACCCTTTGCTTTATTAAGGTAAACGATTTCACCTTAATATATACACCGCTATGATTTTTTAGTAATAAAAGGTTGTAGTTGTGGAGGTTGCCAATTATCTGGCTTTAGAACCTTTCCATCTTCTCGTTTTTTTACTTTACCAGTTGTAACATCTACTTTTGCAAAATTAGTTTGCATAACCTCGTCCCACGCCCCTTGAGCGTCTGCTCCCATTGAATGAATAGCTCCAGTTGTAACTACCAATATATCTACCAGTGCGTCTAGTTTTTCAACATTGTCGTCATCATCTATGGCTTCGTTTAATTCTTGTAATTCTTCTCTAATTAAATTAACATATAAGTTAAATTGTCTACTATTATATGATTCTACTGTTTGATCACAGGCTACCATAAACTTTTCTTGATCTTCGAACGGATTTCCCATATTATCCCTCACAACTATTACAGGTTAAGATATTACGCATTAATTCTTGAGCCGGATTGGCAGATCTCTGATAGTAGAAGCTTTTTATACCATTTTCCCATCCATAAATTAATAAATCGCTAACATCCTTGGCTGGACAAGATGGAGGGATCATTAAATTTAAAGATATGCCTTGATCTACATATTTTTGTCTTTGAATATTTTGAATAACTATTTCTTTCTGTGAAATCTCACCAAATGTTTTAAATACATCCTTTTCTTCTTTACTAAGAAATTTAAAGTGTTGGACCGATCCTCCATGAACAAGGATATCTTTCCATACGTCCTCGTTATCTCTGTCTTTTTCTTTTAGTAATTTTTTGAGATGAGGATTTTTAAACGTAAAACTACCTTTAGCTAATTTCTTAACATAGTAATTACTATTATGGGGTTCTATACTAGAACTTACTTGACCAAGAATAAAACTACTACTAGTTGTTGGTGCGATAGCTAGGGTGGTTGTGTTTCTGCGACCATATCCTTTTAATACTTCTGGCTCACCATAAAGTTTAGCTAATTCTATAGTAGCTTTATCTGCACGACCCCTAATCGTCTTCCAAATAGTAGTATTTAAAAGTTTGGCTTCCATACTATCAAAGGACATCATCTTAGATTGCAATAAAGAATGCCAACCTAAAGCGCCCATACCCAATGCCCTATTAGCTAATGCAAAATCATGAGCGTGTCTCATAAAGAAGCTATCCTTAGTTTTTCTGATAAACTCTTCATTAACAGCATCCAAGAAATATATCATTGTTTCAATAGCGTCTGTGTTGATAATTTCATCCCAATTAGCAAGATTAAGAGAAGAAAGAACACAAACAAACGACCAGTGCAAATTAGATGGTAACATAATTTCTGTACAAAGATTACTTGCATTTATTAGCAAACGCTGATCTTTGTATACTTGTGGTGCTTGGTTATTCGCATTATCAGTAAAAAAGATATAAGGATAACCAGTTTCAAATCGCTTTTTGATTATCTTGGCCCAAATTTTTCTCTTTTCCTTATCTCCTCCCGTCATGCTTCGCATCCAAGCATCGGTTACGGTAACTCCAATGCTTATATTTTGGATGGGATGTCCCTCGGATCTGATTTGCAGAAATTCTTCGATATCTGGATGCTCAACAGGTAAATACGCGGCAAAAGAGCCTCTGCGAGTTGATCCTTGAGAAACAATATCAGAAACTTTATCATACAGTTCCATAAAGTGTACGGGACCGCTAGATTTTCCTCCATCGGAATTAATAATACTCCCTCTGCAACGAACATCACCAAAGTATCCGCTCGTTCCGCCACCTAACTTGCTCATCATTCCTACTTCAGCATTTTTATATAGAATTTCTTCCATGGTATCTGGAATATAGGAATTAAAGCAACTAACAGGACAACCCCTACCAGTACCAAAATTAACCCAGACAGGAGTGCTTAGAGAATAAAATCCACGACCCATATAGTCTTCGAACTTGTCTGCAAAACCCTCTATATTAAGAATATTTTGTGCTGTTTCTGCTATTTCTCTAATTCGTTCTTCTGGAGAGACACCTTCTCGCAGATAATCTCTTTCTAAGAATAAACGACTATGAGAATTAAGCCAATAATATTTTTTATCACTCATCAGAACAAATCCTCTGCATCAAAACTTTGACTATTTTTTGCATATTCTACCGGACGACTATGGAAAAAGTCTGTCATATTATTACCTAGAATCTGTTCGTCAAACCAAGATGTTTTTGCTATTTGGGTTTGGTCTACTTCAAAGATTTTAGAGTATCCAGTTTGAACTAGTGATTCGTTCATTCTATTTTTAATAAATTCCATTAGTAGTGGAGAGTTTAATTTTTCGTGATTGTATCCATTAACGATCCATTCAATTATCTCACATTCATATTTAACAGCCTCTTTAGCCTCATATATTATTTTTTGTTCTAATTCATCGTCAAATAATTCAGGATATTCTAGTCTGATAGTATTAATTAACTTAATGCCAATCTGAGCATGTAGATTTTCCTCTCGACTAGTATATTCTACTTGCTTATTAGTATCTTTTAGTAAGTTTTTGTATCTGCCAAACCAACTAATAGTATAAAACTGAGAAAATAAAGCAATATTCTCTACAAATAATGTGAATAGTATTAGAGAGTAAATAAATTGTTTTTTATTGTCAGAGTGAAATTTATGTAGGTGTTTTCTCAGATAGTTTACCCTACCTTGTATAATAGGTAATTGAAGTATGTTGTCAAAGCTATCATCTATTCCCAAAACCTCTAATAGTCTCTCATATGCGTCTCCATGTATAACTTCAACATTAGCCATTACATATCCCATATCATTGATTGATGGGTGTGGTAGATTATCTCCTAATTTAGCCCAAAACTTTTTCACGCTAATTTCTAGTTGACCGATAGTAGATAATGCTCTAATAATAATTTCTTTTTCTTCTTTTGAAAGATTTACTTTAAAGTCTTGAATATCACTACTAAAACTGAACTCTTTATCAGTCCAAAATCCATTGTGCATGGCAGCAATAAATTCTTGAGTCCATGGATAATAATCTGGCTTGCGAGCAATTTGTTCATCAAATATCATATATTGTTCTCCTTTAGTGGATAGGAATCTAATACACCTTTCATCCACTCAAGATTTGGTAGAACATAATGAATTTTTAATCCTGATAATTCTATAAATTGATCAAAAACTTTTTGTTCATTGTGATCAAATAAATGAGTTCCATGAGACTGTAGCATATATACTTCGCTAATTCCTTCTTGCCATAGACTCATTATACAACTATTGCAACTTTGACCAGTAATGTATGCTATTCCGTCGTCTGGTCTAATAACACAATTAGCTAGAGCATTTCTTTCCGCATGAATCATCCATGAATATTTATATGGTCTATTTGTTGGTAATTTACTATCGTCTAGACCCCTAGGAAAATCATTATATCCTATTCCTAGTACTCTATTTTTTCTATCAGTAATCACACATCCGTGTTGGGTATGAATATCATGGCTTTTTTGGGATATTATTTTGGCTAGTCCCAGATAATAATCTATCCAATTATCACAGCGAATATATTGATTTTCCATAATTTATTCCTGAAAGCAAGAGATGGGAGTCGAACCCACAACCATCAGATTGGAAATCTAACGCTCTACCAATTGAGCTACTCTTGCGTTATATTACTTATCCTCGATATTTATCCAACCAATAATAGATCCTGTGCCCGTTAGAGCCGCACCAGTATATATAATTTCAGCTTTTCCAATGGGCTCCCAGTTACAGTTTACGGCTTTATAAATACACATTATTTCGCCAATAATAGCTAGTACCGGAATGCAGAATAGTAGAGTTGACAACATAACTATTAGTAGATAACCAAAAAAATCTTTCATTTTCATCCTTCTATAAGATAGTTTTCAGACCGTAGACCTATCATTATATCCGATGGGAGGAAGGATGTCAATTCTTTTCCGAAAGCTTGTTAAACACTATTAGAGCTAGTATGGAACCCGCGACACCCATAACGACACCCGTTGGGCCAAGCGGAGTTAATCCTAGTAGATAGTTTACAGCGCCTCCAACATATGATCCGGCGACTCCTAATGCTACCGTTTTCCAAAAACCAAAATTTTCGTCCCCAGGTACTATGCTTTTAGCCACGCTACCTACAAATAACCCATAAACTCCCCAAATCAGTAAACTAAGCATAATATAATCCTTCTACGAGTGTTTTTACATCTTCATCACTAATATTTTGACCATACTCTATAAGGCTATTTGTTAATGCAAATTGATATTGTTCGTATAAATCGGGCGGTAGTTCTTTTTTAATTAATTTTTTTATTCTTACTTTGGTCCAAAAACCTCTTTTTGAACTCAAATCTCTTATTTCTTTTGAATACAAATCATATATATCTTTTTTATCTTTAATGCTAGATAGTTCAGATTTATTACATTCTTGTATAATTCTAATAATTGTTAGAACAATACTAATAACAGATAAAACTATCAATACGCTACCAAAATTTTGTGTTGGTTTAAGATCGCTTTTTTGAACAATTTGATTAGCAATATCTTCTAATTTTTTTCTCATATTATCTTCTTATAATAATACTTTTAGGAGGTTGAGCATTAGGAACAGAACATGTGCCACTAGCACAGTTTTCAGGAGAAGCTCCGATTTTTTTATTTGGAGGAATACAATACTGACATTCTGTTGTATTTAATTTATCGCCAGAAACTACCTTGCCAGTACCCTTGCATACTGGACAGTCTTTTCTAAGAGGCTTTTTTTCTTCTTGTTGAATATTTCTGGCTTTAATTATACCTCCAGCAAGAACAACTCCAGCTTTTGTAGAAACATCATATGATATAGAAGAAAATGCTAGAGATAATATTCCTAATGCAAATAACTTATTCATTGAATAGCCTTTTTAGTAATTTTTTACGAACTGGTTTATGATTATCCGTTTTTGTTTCAGGTGGAGTTTCTTCGGTCTTTTTAAGATACATATCGCACAATTTTTTAATAAAATCCAATATTGTATGAAATAATCTGTTTAATACGATTCTATCTAATAATCTCATGAGTAGTCCTCAAAACCATAGGATTTTAATTTTTGTGGAGGAAAGCCATCAAAATTGCTAAAAGCATAAGCTCCATTTTGTCGTAGCATACCGGCGGCGACTTCTGCTCTGATTAAAAAAGAACCGTCTGGAATTGGACCCCATTCTGGATGACCTCCCGAATTCCAGATTCCCCAGCTATTTTGTACTAAAAACGATGGCTCGTTACCGGTGTCGTCGCAAGCCACCCAGGCCATAGCATGAGCCCACGACCCTTGTGGTTTAGCAAATCCCTTGCTATCTCTTCTATTACTAAAACCATACATACTACAAACACTGATACCGTAACCATTAGCAAGAGCATCTCTAGCCTCTTCTATGGTTCTGATAAGTGAAACTGTTTTAATTTGATGATCATTAGCTAAATCTAATACTTTGTCTGGAACTCCCCTGGTGCCCCAATTAGCCCCTATAACGCCGTTATATTTTGATAAGTCTACAACTCCGTAATTTTTTCTAACTAAAATACCACCAGCTTTACTAACGAATTCAGAGGCTCTGGAACAACTCATTCCGCCGCCTCCGTGGCCCCTAAAACCGTAAATAGCTTCTGTGGCTCCGCGAGCATCCCAATTTTCTCTTTGGCCCTGTACGTCAATTTCAACGGCTCTAGATACATCACAGGCGTGTCTGGTGGCGTGACTAACGCAATCTGGTTCTGTTTGTCTTTCGCTAAAAGCCTTTTTATCAAATTTTAATACGCTTTTGTACGGTAGACTAAGTTTACCTTTGCCAGAATTTGTTATTTTTCTAGAAGCATCTCCAAACATAGGATGTTTTAGAGTACCCATAAAATAATCAAAATGATGGGGTTCGTAAATACATCCCTGAACACCCTTTTTGTATAGATTTAATAGATCTTCTGGAGAGTATCTTGGCATAATGTTACCTTATTTTGAAGCCTTGTGCCATGCCCACGCTATTGATTGGAATGCTTCCACAGCCTTTTTTCTAAGTTCATCATTTAATTGAACAGAATCGTCGCCAATCGCCGTAACCACGAGTGAGCGAGAGTTTTCAGCATAGTTGGGATATTTACCTTTAATATCCAAATTTATTAGTAAAGCACTCAAAGAATTTGCTTGCTTAATTTCTTCTGTATTTTTTATAACAACATCTTTATCTCCATCTAAAGAAATAAGGGTTGCTATATCTAGATAAAAGTCTTGCATTACTTTTGCATCTTTTTTACAGTCTGAATTAACAACTAGACTTTCTACTATTTTTTCAGCATGTGCTATTAGATAATCGGGAGGACTTGGTGGAGCTATAGAATCAATAGTAGTATTAGTAGATGGTTTTCTATATATAAAATTTGTTTTTGATAATCCAAGAAAAAGTAAAGAAAGTCCTAAAGCTAAAACAATAAAATTTTTATTTGAGTTCATTAGTTTTACTTTCTGATAATGAAGCATTTAGACTAGGAAAAAGTTTATCCATTAATTCTACCGCCTGTTTATTTTTGCAGTTTTCTGCCAAATCTCTAGTATGTTTCCAAGATACTATTAATTCTACAAATGAATCGGATACTGGTTTCTTTTCTGATACAACAGAAGATAGTACTGTTTGTGGATTTGCCACATCACTAGATGGTTTGGATAATGTTTGTTTGGACTTGGAAACTAAATCTGTAACTAATTTCTTTAGTCCGCCCAGCTTGTCCTGGAACAGAAAATACAACAGTAATCCGGCACCAGCATATAGGAATAAATCTGATGTTGATAAACCAGCAGAAAAATCATCAAATGTTTGAGTAAAAAGTTCATTCATATTATTATCCTTTGTTAACTAAAAGAGAATTGACTGTTCCATCCTTGGAAAAAACACCTAGATCCTTAAATGTATCTACCGCAGCATCTATAGAAGCAGCAACAAATATCATAACAATCTTTTTGACGTAAGAATGTAAAACCGATTCTAATATTTGCGGAACAAAAGGAACATCTACTACCTTAAATACACCGTCATAAAAATCTGATACAATTTTTAATACAAGTTCTTTTCTTTCTGTTTTAGCAACATCTTTACCAAAAACTTGCATCACATAAACACAACTATTTGTCAGTTTGTTTAGGGTTTTCCACGCTTCGTTTAGGGCCACCCTTCTTACCTCTGCTAGACTTTCTTTTGCTTGTATTGACACTTTTTGTAGTTCCACTAGTGCTATTTCTGATGGACTCATTTAACATCTCCTTTTTTATATGTAATCTACTATTAACATATTTATATAAAATAACTAATTGACCACCTATCAATATACAAGACTCTACTCCATGACTAACATCTCTGATAAGATCTTCTTTTTTCTCAAAATCTCCAATAATACCCAATAGAAATAGTCCACTAAAGATAAAACTAACTAAAGTAAACCAAAATTCACTAGTTTTGTAGCCCGGTTTGTTCATATTAGTTTAATCCAGACGGATAACTCTTAACAAAAATACCATTATAGAATCTGTTACCATATTTATCGTCCAATACCGATATTGCTGGAGTGCTATAAATATTGTTGTGATATCCAAAAACACCACTAACTCCAGATACTGTATTTTGCGGACCTATTTGTTCATATTCAAAAAAACCTGTGACTGTGGCATTTGTTACAATTCCACCATTTTTAATAGTAACCCCAGATTTTGCAACAGTTATATCGGTATATGGTCTAGTTGGCATAGGTTAACCTTTATGTTTGAGATTCTATTCTGTTTTCTATTGATTCTAGTGTTTTACTAAGCACGGCCAATTGAGTTTTTAGTTCCATCATAACCTCGGTGTTTCGTTGTAATGCTGATGCAAACTGAATTTGTGTTTCTTTATGAGTATTTAGCTTTTCCATAATATATTGTTTATCATTTACATATGGAGATTGAGTTTCTATAAGTTTAATGATCTCTTCTTTGGATAATAAATTTTTACCCACAGTAAGCCAAAAGCCAACTCCAGCAATTATAATACCTACGGATGTTGTACCAACATATTCCCAAATTTGTGTCATAATAATATACCTCATATAAAAATAAGCCAACGACCGAAATCATTGGCTTATAAAAAACTCGTTAATGAGCGAATATATTTATCAGCCAGTTTTGGCCTTGTAATCGTTGTTTCTCACTGGCACGCCACCCCTAACATATACCAAATCTCCTGGCGATGTTCTACTTGGAATAGAGGCATTATCAGTACCGAGACTATCTACTGCTACTGTTGGTGCAGAACTAAATGTACCAGTAACAATATTCCAGGTGCCCGCTCTAATAGCAGTAGTAACTCTACGAGTTCTAAGAGTTTCTAGTTTGTGAATACTTCTAGTTAAACTAGGAACATTAGAAGCATTTCGTAGTGCTGTTGATGCTACGCCAGCCAAAGTAGTAGTAACCAAAGCGGTAATAGGAGTTCTTGCACTATAGCGGAATGTTCCGGCTGTTAATGCTTTTCCGGCATAATCTTTAACTGTTACAGAATCTTCGATTACTGTTGAACCAAATACGCCAGCATTATATCTTGTAACAGATACATTGGATAGTAGTCCAGATGCAAGCGATCCACCCCTTGTTGTGGAGCCACCTTTATTTTTTGCTCCACTACCAGTCACGTTTGGAGGTAGTGTATATGCTGATCCGTTTGTTTTTGCTTCTGCCATGTTTTTCTCCAGTATAGAAGGTGATATACTACTCTATACACCTTAAAATATAAAGATTAAAATATTTTGTTTTTGCTAAAATAGTCAGTTGATTGAAGATATTTCGCAGATTCTATTTAGGGATGGTATAGAATAGGATCTAAAACCATATAAATTAGTATTAGATACTATACTGTAATGTTTATCGTTCCATATTTTACCATTACAGATAATTTTCATGTCTGGTATTTTTTTTGATATAAGACTACACACTATAAGATTGTCGGATATGTCGTCTAAAAAATAACCAGTAGAAGGTAGTATAGTGTGTATATGATTAGAATTTAATAGTTGACACATTTTATATAGACTGTCCACTTGAAATATTCTATATTCTAATATATATCTTAGTTCAATTCCAGCTTCATTACAAATTTTATATTGAGTTTCAATATCTAATTTAATTTTATCATATTTTCTATTACATAAAGAATGAGTAGGGATCATTAGTTCTATTATTGATGATCCATCTTTAATAGCAGATAGAATACTAGCAGACCTAAGAGAAGTATTAGAATAACCAAGGGGGTAGTCAATTACCGTGGCTATTTTTATAGAAGATTTGAGATTATTTTTTGCTAATTTAGTATGAGACGGTAATACTGATACACTATTAATATTTAGTTTATTAATATTATCAAAATCTGTTTTTAATTCATTATCGTTATATGATATGTCATAATTAGCATATTCTATTAACATTATTTTAGCTTTTTAAGGTGGTTTATATTTTGAAATTTTTTTTCACCCAAAATTCCATCTGCAAAACCATAATACACCGCATCTGTTGGAGTTAGTATCCAATCTCCTTTGCTAGCTAGTTGTGACTGAATATGTTTCTTTGCTATTAATTTTTTCCATTGTTTTTCTTTGTTCATCGGACTATGCATAAATTTTTCAGTAAAGATATCAATCATTTTATCGGATTCTTTTTCGTTCCACTGAACGCTATTTATGACCGTTTTTGGATTATCACTAGCTGGGGCGCCATAAGATCCATAATGAATTAGTACATAAGTATTTGGTGTGAGAATGCGATAATCGGCAGCTTGAAAAATAATACTACTAGCGCTTTCTACCTGAGAGTAGGCTAATACTATTAATTTTGATTGACAAGCCTTCATGCTGTCATAGATACCCATACAATCTACCCAGTTTCCTCCTGGTAGGTGCATATGTATTAGAATAGGATCTTGATTTAACAAGTCTAGGTATCTTAGATTTTTGGTGAAGGAAACCGCACATCTATAATCGACATAAGATCCGTATTCTTCGTCGGCTTCGCTACTAGACTCTATATAAGGATGTAAATATAGTTCTCTATTCTTTTCGTCTATATCAAAAGTATGAATATTGTATATGTC